AAATAGGTTCAACTCAATACGAAGATCATTTAGATAATTATAAAAGAGCGATGCAAAGATATATAGGAATAAAACCTATAAAAACAAAAACAGGTAAAAAAATACTTCCATTAGACATGGCTCATAGAACTAGTATTGATCAACTAAAAAAATTAAGTTCTAAATTAGATCCTTCTGATTTAGGATTAGATTTTGGAGATGTAAATAAAAGACAAATAAAAGCTTTAGAAAATTCTTTAACACCATTATATAAAGAACAATTAAGATTATACAACAAAGCTAAAAAATTAAAAACCATTCCCGAAAGTTTATCTAAACAAATATTTTTAAACAATGATAAAATAATAAAGACAATAAATGAATCTCCTTTTAGAGAAAGATTAAAACCTATAACTATAAATCCTACAGATCTTTCTATTAAAAAAGGATCTGTCATAACAGACAATGTAACTAAACAATTAGGCATGGGCATTATTGATAAACCTATGTCAGAGATTCGATATTCGCGTTCACTTCAACCAGGTGGAGAATACGCTCGAGGTACTAGAGCAGATTTAAGATTTCCAGGAAGTGTGGAAGATGCAACTATAAAAGCAAATTTAGCAACTCAAGTAGTTGAAGAAGCAGCTGAAGCAGGTCAAATAAAAGAAAAAGATAAAGCTAAATTTTTAAAAAAAGCAGAAGATTTTGTTGGTTTAAAAAAAGTAGAAGATGTTGTTAAAGACGATATTAAAGTTGTTCAAAAGCACGCGGCTTCAAAAGGATTTAAATTAAACAGCTTTGCCGGTTTTATGGATTTTGCAGAAGCAGGAATAGACTTACCACCAGCCGTAAGACAATCTATGGCTAGAGTTATGGAAGTAGGTGGAAAATTTTTAAGAGGTGCAGGTAAAGCTGCAGTTGTTTTAGATCCTATGTTTGCTGCTTATGATTTTTCAACAGCTATAGATAAAGGTGCTAGTGGATCTGATGCTACAGAATATATGATTAAAAGATTTGGTGAAGGTGTTTTAAACTTACCTGGGTTAGCAATAGGGGGTGTAGATTATTTAAAAGATAAAGCTTTAGGAAAAGAAACAAAATTTGAAACTCCTTATGAACTTACTTTTGCAAGAGATGCTTTAGAAAAAAATTTAGCAGCGATGCCTAAATCACAAAAGTTAAGAAATATTGCTAATAGAGATTTTGATGTTGGAATAGGAGCGAACATGAGTATGGTAGATTATATGGACCTCCCCGCATCTAGAGATGAAATAGAAAAAGCTAGACAAAAATATCTAAAAAGTCAAATGGGTCCATATTATAAATACGGGATTGAAAGCATGGTTGAAGAAGAGCCAGAAGAAAAGCCATTGCAACCACAAGGATTATACAGTATAATTTACGGCTCAGATGAGGTGTGAAATAATTAACAGGAAAGAGATATGGCAAAAATAGAAGACGCATTACCCAACGAAATAGTTAAAGACGAAATTTTTCAAGAAAAAGAAGTTCTTCTTCCAAATAATGAAGAAGTAACAACTACTGAAGATGTCAATGTTACTATGGATGAAGACGGTGGGGCAGAAGTAAATTTTGACCCTAACGCTCCGGGAACACTACAAACCAATGAACATTTTTCAAACTTAGCAGAAGTTATGGACGATCAGTACCTAGCAGAACTTGGTACAAATCTTTTTGACAAATATACAGAATACAAAGAATCTAGAGGTGACTGGGAAGACACTTACAGAGAAGGTTTAAATCTTTTAGGATTTAAATACGAAAGACGAACAGAACCTTTTAGAGGTGCATCAGGTGTTAATCACCCTGTACTTGCTGAAGCGGTTACACAATTTCAAGCACAAGCTTACAAAGAATTATTACCAGCTGATGGTCCCGTACGTGCACAAATTTTAGGTGACGTTACAAATCAAAAACAAGATCAAGCTCACAGAGTAAAAGATTTTATGAATTATCAAATTATGGATCAAATGCCAGAATATGAACCTGAATTTGATCAAATGCTTTTCTATTTGCCCCTGTCCGGTTCTACCTTTAAGAAAGTTTATTATGACGACCTTTTAGGTAGAGCTGTTTCTAAATTTGTGCAAGCAGATGATTTAATTGTTCCTTATTCTGCAAACTCATTAGAAGATGCAGAAGCAATTGTTCATGTTTTAAGAATGTCAGAAAATGAAATTAGAAAACAACAAGTTTCTGGTTTTTATAAAGATATAGAATTAGGTCAACCACCTGTTGTAGAAAATCAAGTTAAAGATGCAGAGAGAAGATTAGAAGGAATTTCTAAAGATGGAAATCAACAAGATCAATTTGTAATTTTAGAAATGCATGTTGATTTAGATTTAGAAGGTTTCGAAGACATGGGTCAAGATGGTGAGCCAACTGGAATTAAACTTCCTTACATTGTAACTATTTTAGAATCTACTAATGAAATTTTATCTATTAGAAGAAATTACACACCGGATGATCCAACTAAAGAAAAAATAAAATACTTTGTACAATATAAATTTTTACCAGGTACAGGTTTTTATGGTTTTGGTTTAATCCACATGATTGGTGGTTTAACTAGAACAGCAACTTCTGCATTAAGACAATTATTAGATGCAGGAACTTTAGCTAATTTACCTGCTGGTTTTAAAACTAGAGGAATTAGAATTAGAGATGATGCACAACCATTACAACCCGGTGAATTTAGAGATGTAGATGCACCTGGTGGAAACATCAAAGATCAATTTATGCAATTACCATTTAAAGGACCAGATCAAACTTTACTTCAATTAATGGGAGTAGTTGTTCAAGCTGGCCAAAGATTTGCAAGTATTGCAGACGCACAAGTTGGAGATATGAATCAACAAGCCGCGGTTGGTACTACAGTTGCATTATTAGAAAGAGGATCAAGAGTAATGTCAGCGATCCACAAAAGATTATACGTTGGTCTTAAAACAGAATTTAAATTATTAGCAGAAGTATTTAAAACTTACTTACCACCAGAATATCCTTATGATGTTCCTGGTGCTACTAGACAAGTTAAAGTTGCAGACTTTGATGACAAAGTAGATATACTTCCTGTGGCTGATCCTAATATATTTTCTCAAACACAAAGAATTTCTATGGCGCAAATGGAATTACAATTAGCGCAATCGAATCCTCAGATACATGATCTATACCAAGCGTATAGATCTATGTATGAAGCGGTTGGAGTTAAAAACATCAATGCTATATTACCTCCACCACAACAACCTCAACCTATTGACCCTGCACTTGAAGAAATTGCAGCAATGGGTATGAAACCTTTTCAAGCGTTTCCAGGTCAAGACCATAAAGCACACATTGATTCTCACTTAAACTTTATGCAATCTAACATGGTACAAAATTCACCTGCGATTATGGGTGCATTACAAAAAAATATATTGGAACGAATTAGTTTAATGGCCCAAGAACAAATTCAATTAGAGTTCCAAGAAGAATTAGCACAAGCACAACAAATGCAACAGATGTTACAACAACAACCACAAAATCAACAACTGATTCAACAAGTTACTCAGCTAACAAATACTATCAATGCAAGAAAAGCTGTCTTAATTGCTGAAATGGTTAAAGATTATATGGCTGAAGAAGAAAAAATTGTTAACGAATTAGGTAGTGATCCTCTAATTAAACTAAAATCTAGAGAATTAGACCTAAAAGCAAAAGCGGATGAAGCTAAAAAAGACTATGATCAAGGCAGAATTAGTTTAGACACTATGAAAGCTATACAAAATCAAGCTCAATTCGAAGATAAGCAAGAACAAAACGAAGAATTAGCTGAATTAAGAGCTGATACTTCGCTAACTAAACAAATTATGTCTGCAGACGCTGCTTTAGAGAGACAACAAATGGCTGACCGAAGTAAAAGACACGATTTTGGTAGAAACTTTAAGAAAAATTAAGTATATTAACAATTAAGGAGAAAACTATGGATAAAGATTGGCAAAAAGGCGCAATGATGGTCAAAGAACCTAAAGTTACAAAAGAATTAGGTGTTGGCAAAGACGGATACCAAACAGGTGGCGTTAACATTTCTAAAGATGTGCCTAACATAACAGAATCTCAGACAGTTACTGTAAAAGGAACTAGAAGAATGAGAGCTGATAAAAAACCAGTTAAAGCTACTTGGTACTAGTATGTGGTTATCGGCAATTAAATTAGCCGTTTCTGCTGGAAGTAAAATTTATGCTAATAAGCAGAGAGCGAAAGTTGCAATGTCTGATGCACAGCTATTGCACGCCGAGCGACAAGCTCGTGGTGAGGAAGCTTACCAGGGAAAACTATTAGAAGCCCGTCAAACAGATTATAAGGACGAGGTAATTTTGGCGATCCTCACATTGCCCATTTTGGTGCTTGCATATGGGGTTTGGTCAGAAGATCCAGCCGCTATGGACAAGATAAAAATCTTTTTTGAGCATTTCCAATCACTGCCGACATGGTTCACTAATTTGTGGATTTTGGTCGTGGCGAGCGTTTTTGGTATAAAGGGAACTCAGATCTTCAGGAATGGAGCTGGAAAAAAATAGACTTGTCTATTAGGATAAGTTATAGTAAAGTTAAGTAGGAGAAAATATTATGAGACAAAACGGAGTAAGATCAAATGTAAGATTTCCATACGCAAAGTCTGGAATGAAAAAAGGAGGAAGTGTGAAAAAAAAACAAGGTTACAAAGATAGAAAAGATGAATCTATCGCTATGAGAATCAAAAAGAAAAGAACTCCTGCACAGTTAAAAGCTAGCAGAGATGAATCTTATGGAAGATTTGGTTCTAAAGCTAAAAAAAGCGGAAAGATAAACAGGTAGTATAATGGCTAACACAAGCAGAATGAATAGACTTGAAGAACTTGGAAGAGTAGATGCAGAAAAAGCATATACTGGAAAAGGCAAAAGAAATCTTAAAGATGAAAAGAAAAGAATCGTAAGAGAACTTAAAGCTGACGGTGGTTCTACAGGTAATAAATGGATTCAAAAAAAGAAAAAAACTACTCCTTGGATTCAAAAAAAGAAAAAAGATTCTGGAACTACTGGAAGTGATTGGATTAAAAAAAAGAAAAAAACTACTCCTTTTATTAAAAAAAGATCTAGAGCTGACGTTAGAGAAAGAGCTAGACACGCTACTGGTGGTTCAGTAATGGGTAGAGGTCAAGGTAGAGTTATGAGAGACAGACCTACTTTCATGATTTCTATGAAAGACTAGATGCCACAATTTTTTAATTCTACATCTGCAAACCCTAAATCTACAAAAGTTCGTAAAGGTTACAAAGATGGTAATTGGATTCAAAAAGCTATTAAGAAACCAGGATCATTAAGAAAATCTTTAGGTGTTAAAAAAGGTCAAAAGATTCCAGCTAAAAAATTAAATGCAGCTGCAAAAAAAGGTGGCAAGTTAGGACAAAGAGCAAGACTTGCTAAAACTTTAAAAGGTTTTAAAAAGTAATGATTCAATTAATTAAAAAAGTAATACATAGATTATTTAGTAAATGCAAAGATACAGATTTAGTTTCTGTAGCTAATGTAACTGCTAATGTTAGACTATGTAAAATTTGTAAAAAAATCCACGTTTAATTAATTGCCTGTATGAAAGAGGCCATTTTAAAAGCATTAGAAGCTCGGTACGAAGCAAAGATTGCTGAAGCTGACGCAACTATGAAAATCTATTTAGAAAAATCTGTGGGAATAGGAGAACATCCTCAACATATTGATGAAATAGATAAATTAATAGAAACTATTGCTAACGCAGAAGAAAAATTAGAAGTGTTAGAAGAGTTTCGAGAACAACAAGGAGAAGAGTAATCATGGATGACATGACAATAGTAACTAAGTTACAAAAACATTTAGGTGAGAATTTACAAAAAATAGGTGACTCACTTTTAATGGGTGGGGTTGACAATATGGAAAAATATAGATATCTAGTAGGTCAAGCACACGCTATACAATTAACATTACAGGAAATCTCTAACCTGCTAAAACCAAAGGAGCAAAAAGATGAGCAAGGAAACGTTATCGACATCGGAAACGGAAAAGACAGACACACCAAAAATTAAATTAGCACTTCAAGAAAAATACGAAGAAGAAAAAAGAAATATAGGTGAGGCCACAGAGCCTTTACATCCAGACAACATAGGAACAGAAACAGTAGATCAACTACCTGTGCCTATGGGTTATAGAATTTTAGTTCTACCTTTTACACCAAAAGAAAAAACAAAGGGTGGAATATTATTTTCTCAAGAATCTTTAGATAAAGCACGAATAGCTACAACATGTGGTTATGTTTTAAAGATGGGAGATTTAGCATACAAGGACAAAGATAAATTTGGTGAACCTTGGTGCAAAAAAGGAGATTGGGTGATCTTTGCAAGATATGCAGGCGCAAGACTACCAATAGAAGGTGGAGAAGTGCGAATACTTAACGATGATGAAGTTCTAGGAACTGTTTCAGATCCAGAATCGATTCTTCATTTAATATAATAACATAGGAAGGAACTATGCCAGAAAAAGAAGAAAAAAAATCATCAGAAGAATTAGTAAACGTTGGCGAAACAGTTGGCGCAGATATTGATTTTGATGATAAAGGAGAACCGGTAAAACAAGAGGAAGTTGTAGAAGAAAAGATTGAGGTAGAACAAGTACCTGAATCTACATCAGATGTAGATAAATCTTTTGAAAACGAAAGAGAAACTAAACTCGATAAAAAAGAAGATAAAGATGAGTTAAAAGAATATAGTGATGGCGTTCAAAAACGTATTGCTAAATTAACTCGTAAAATGCGAGAAGCAGAAAGACAGAGAGAAGAAGCTGTTCAATATGCTCAAGCAGCTAAACAAGATAAGGATAGATTAGAATCTAAACTTTCTACTTTAGATAAATCTTATGTAAAAGAGTTTGAATCAAGAGTTACAACTAATATGGATGCTGCAAGGCAATCATTAAAAGTAGCTATTGAAGCAGGAGACGTTGATGGTCAAGTTAAAGCTCAAGAACAAATGGCTAGACTTGCACAAGATGCATCTAGATTAGGTGCTTTAAAAACACTTAATGAAGAAGCTCCTAAACAAGAAAAACCTGTTTATCAAGCACCTACACCAAGAAGACAACAAAGTGACCCTAAAGCCGAAGCTTGGGCTAAGGAAAATACTTGGTTTGGTACTGATTCAGCTATGACTCATACTGCTTTTGATCTACATAAAACACTTGTAGAACAAGAAGGATATGACCCTCAATCTGATGAATATTATCAAGAAGTGGACTCAAGAATAAGACTTGAATTCCCCCACAAATTTGATAAGATAGATGGTTCAACTACAGAAAGAGCTAAACCAGTTCAAAATGTAGCTTCAGCTAGACGTTCGAGCTCAACAGGACGCAAAAGTAAAACTGTGAGACTCTCGCCATCACAGGTAGCAATTGCTAAAAGATTAGGCGTGCCATTAGAAGATTATGCAAAACAATTAAAAATCACGGAAGGAGCATAAAATGAAAAACGACGATATAAAAACCTCACGTGCGAGTCAAACTAGATCTAAAACAGATTCTAAAAAAGTTTGGACTCCACCCTCATCACTCGATGCACCCGAACCACCTGCTGGGTATAGACACAGATGGATAAGAGCTGAAACTATGGGTTTCCAAGATACGAAAAACGTAGCAGCATCTTTGAGAGAAGGATACGAATTAGTGAGAGCTGAAGATTATCCCGATCAAGATTTTCCAACTGAAACCACAGGTAAGTATGCGGGGGTTATTGGAGTAGGAGGCTTATTGCTGGCTAAGATACCAGAAGAGATCGCTAAGCAGATCGAAGCTTACTATGACAAGCAGACTCAAGACAAAGACGATGCTATCAACAACGATCTTTTGAAGGACCAGCACCCAAGTATGCCAATCAATCAAGA